TGGCGACGCACAAGTCCGTGAAGAAGAACTTGACGAAAAAGCAGTCAGCAAGAAACAACAAAAGTTCATGGGCATGGTCCATGCAACACAAAAGGGTGAAAAGCCTGCCAGCAAAGAAGTTGCCAAGGTAGCCAAGACCATGAAGAAAAAAGACGCTGAAGACTTTGCCAGCACCAAGCACAAGGGGTTGCCAGAAAAAGCACCCAAGAAAAAGGAAGAAGAAGTTGATGAGTCAACCACTAGTGGGTCAGTTGCTACCAGCACTGCTACCACAAGCGGCAAAGGTGGCGTGTACGGCAAAGGCATTTACGACTCAATGAATCGTGAATTGGAAACCATGATTGCTGAATCAATGAGCATCAACATGAGTGATTCCACAGAAGGCAACAAAAGCCTCACAGTCACGGCCACTGATGATGATGCAATGAAGTTGGCCATGATGTTGAAGTCAGCAGGACTTGGCGGACATGATCATGACATGCACAGTGGCATGGCCGAAGCAGTGGATGAAAATTCACCAGACTATCCTACCAATACACAACAGGCTGAAAATAACTTTGGTTATGCAGGCGGCTTGAACAAGCCCAAGACAGACGTTGCTGGTGACGGACAAACCACCATCCCCAACACTGCTGTTCACACACAAGACGAAGACGCCTTGCGTAGAATGATGGAAATGGCTGGACTTGCAGAAGCAGCCAAGCCAGACTTCTTGGACATGGACAAAGATGGCGACAAAGAAGAGTCAATGAAAGACGCTGCTGACGACAAAGAAGAAGAAAGTGTTGACGAAAGTATTCAACGCATGAGAGAAATGGCCGGCATTAAAGAAGCCAAAAAGCCTGACTTCTTGGACATGGACAAAGATGGCGACAAAAAAGAGCCCATGAGCAAAGCTGTCAAAGACAAAGAAGAAAAGAAAGTTGATGAAAGCATTTTTGCTCTCACCAACCAATGGCGAGCATACAAGGGGTAAATCATGATGAGACCATACAGCGAAGTGGCAGCAGAAATTGCACAGCGCAATGCCAACAATTATGTGCCACCTGCAATTCCCAGTGTGAAACAAACACCTGTGGAAATTCCAGGTGTGATGTATCAAGCACGAGAACTATTTCAACCTATAGTCTCCAAACCTGAAGGTGACCGATAATGGCTACTGTAGTACAAGTTGTAAATGCCATAGGCAACACTCTGTGGACCACAGACAAAGTGGAATTTGCTACGTCACTAAGCAATGTGACATTTCAAGTCAGTGCAGTGCAATTGACCTACAAAGGACTCAATGGCAACACAGCCAATGCCACAATGACCACACCGGTGGGCAATCTGTATGCTAACGCTATTAGTGTTCCTGGAAATGCTGTGGCACAATACTATGTGGGCGCAGGCAACTACTTGAACATTCTCACAGGCGCAGGAGGCTTCACTGCCACTGCACTGGGCACTGCCTCTAGCGCCACAGCAGCCAGCAATGGCATAGCAACTCCGGCCACATAACATGAGAGCAACAGAGTTCGTTGCTGAAGACCGAGTTGGCAAAATGAGCAAACGACAGAATCAGGCCACCGTGGGTCTGCACAAGTTTCGCGATGCACAGTTTGCTGACCGTGTGTACGAACTCAATAGAATCATGATGGCAGTGGCTTCAACTGATGGCACATTTGTGCCTGAACTGGACGGAGAGTCATGGGCTGGACGCAACAACATTGCGGCACCTTATACTCAAGAAGAACAAGACATGTTGAAGAAAGCCTATCAAGCCATTGGCAGTCACCATGAAGACATGAATCACGGCGATCTGCAAAGTCAAGAACATCCTGCTGTGAACACCACCAGCCCTGTGTCAGCGTTCAAGGGCTACCCCAGATGAGAGCCCGCGAATTCCTCAAAGAAGAAACAACGCTGCCTCCGGAACAAGCAGATCCCATGAATCATGTGTTCACATTGCCTGGGGTGCAATCCAGCGATCCATATCAGATTTATCGACTGGGTGTGGCCATGGCCCGTGCCAGAAGTGATGCTGGCGCTGAACCAATTCCATTTATGCCAGACTGGTCACCCAAGGCTGCGTTTGGAGAAGAAGCAGTGGTTGCTGGATTTGACGCCACCGTTGAACCAGTGATTGACCAAGCATTGAAAATGTCTGGCTTGCCTGCTACCAAAGTACAGATCAGCACACCAAACAGTTTAGAACCTGCGTCTGTGCAGAAACAAAGCCCTGTACGGGCATTTGCTGGATACCCTAGATAATGGCCAATCCACCACCACCATACTCAGATATCACAGGTATTAGCCGTGCTGTGATGAAGGACAATGCACAGACAACCATTGCCAACTATGATGGCAATGCACGTCCTGGTGAACTGGTGGCTAATCTCACTGTAGATCCGCCAACTCTGTATATAGGAAACAACGCTGGTCAACTGACCACTGTTTTTTCAGGTGCCACCCAGAGTTTTGGTTCTTGGTACAGCAATGTTACTCAGACACTTGCAGCCAACACTGTTGGTAATATATCCGTGAACAACTCCTGGTATGAACAAGGAATCACAGCGTCAGGCAATGTGTGGACTGTGGCCAACACAGGAACCTACAACATACAAATCAGTTATCAGTTTACCAAGACCGACGGCGGTACAGATTTTGCTGAATCATGGCTGGCCAAAAATGGCAACAATGTAGATTCAACCAATACTCGCTTGCGTCTTACAGGTGCTAATGATTATGTGATATTTGCCCTTAATTTTGTAGAAGAGTTCACAGCCGGCGACACATTTCAGTTGAGATGGTACAGTCTTGATCCCAACGTACAACTGTTGGCCATACCTGCGCCTACAAATCCTGCCAGACCCGCTGTCCCTTCTGTGATTGTGACCTGTGTGCCAGTGGGCGCATGACATCAAATTGGATAACAATAAATACCCAATGAAAAAACTCATCCTACTCTTACTTGTTGTGCCCATGCTGGTCCTAGCACAACCCAAACAAAAACCCGGTGTCACATATGACGCCGTGATCACCAGAGTTATAGACGGTGACACAGTGGCATTTCACGCACCGTTCCTGCCAGATCCTCTAAAAAAAGAACTCAGCATCAGAGTATTTGGTGTGGACACTCCTGAAAAAGGACATCGTGCAGCCTGTGCCAGTGAAGCACAACGCGGTGAAGCAGCGTCAGCATTCACCAAGCAAGCCATTGCACAAGCCACACAGCGCCAAATTGTGATCATGGACTGGGACAAGTATGGCGGGCGTGTGCTGGGCGATGTCATACTCAACGGACAAAGCCTGCGTGGCATGTTGATTGCCAATGGCTATGCCAGAGAATACTACGGCGAAGCCAAAACAAGTTGGTGCCAATAACACCGCCGTAAATACGGTATGAGCAATTTCTACTGTGCAGCCCCTTGGCGTGGCCTGCACATCAATCCCCGAGGTGATGTCAAAACTTGCTGTGCTGGCAATCCCAACATGCTGGGCAACCTCAACAGTCAATCAATTGAGCAAATACTCAACAGCAATCTAATGAGCGAAATACGCACCAGTCTCTCACAAGGACAAGCACATGAGTATTGTTCAAACTGTGTTCGTGCTGAACGTTTTGGCGCAGATAGCGAACGTGCTTGGCACAACAATGTCAATCCCAACTTTGATTATGCCACAGCCGGTGATCAATATCACTATCCAGTTATTGTAGATGTGCGTTGGAACACCACATGCAATTTCAGTTGCAACTACTGCGACCCCAGCGCCAGTAGCAAGTGGGCACAACTAAAACAAGTTCCGTTCAAATCAGGCACAAGACCTTATTACGAACAAGTGTGTGATTTCCTAGAACAACATCACGACCACATTCACGAAGTGGCCTTGGTAGGCGGTGAACCATTGTTGCTGCCAGAGAATGAACGACTGTTGGATGTCATACCCGACACTGCTATTGTCACCGTAATCACAAACTTGAATGTTGACTTACAGAACAACCGGATATTCCGCAAACTCTCCGAACGCAAACGAGTTGGATGGAGCATGAGCTTTGACAACATTGGCGATCGCTTTGAATATGTGCGCTACGGTGGTGACTGGACCATGCTCCAGGAAAATTTAAACACTATCCAAGCATTGATGCGGTCGCAAGGACAGTGGGGCGGAGTACACGCAGTGTACAGTATCTACAATGCCACACGTCTTGTTGAGTTTAGACAGTTTACAGAATCAGCAGGTGCCACAGTGTTGTGGCAAAACTTGTTTCAACCTGAATATTTAGATCCGTTCTTGCACGGCCCGGCTGTTGCAGAACTTGCTGCCAAAGAAATTGAACGTTTTTATACGCTAGGTATTGCTACCGTTGCTGAACGTCAGTTCTTTGATCAGGCATTAAATAATTACAACTTGGTCAAAGAGGAACGGCGTGGTATAACACAACAGTTCAAACAGCATATACACAAAATTGAAACTGAATACCACGTTGACAAGGCTGACAAGTTTAAACAACTATGGCCTGAACTAGCAGAAAGAATATTATGATTGCACCACCAAATAAAAATTTAGAAACAGTGCTGGTCAAAGCACCGCACCGCAAAGAAGTCTATACCGAAGATGAACTTGTAGAGTTTGCCAAGTGTGCAGACCCTGTCACAGGCCCGCTGTATTTCTTGGACAACTTCTTCTACATCCAGCATCCCACACGCGGCAAGATGTTGTATCACCCGTTTGAGTATCAAACCAGACTGATTGAAACATATCACAACTACAGATATTCAATATCACTAATGCCTCGACAAACAGGCAAATCCACATCGGCAGCCGGCTACCTATTGTGGTATGCAATGTTTGTGCCAGACAGCACAATCCTGGTCGCCGCACACAAATACACAGGCGCACAGGAGATCATGCAACGCATACGTTATGCATATGAACTGTGCCCCAACCATATTAGAGCAGGTGCCACCAGTTACAACAAGAACAGTTTGGAATTTGAAAACGGTTCGCGTATTGTAGCGCAGACCACAACAGAAACAACAGGCCGGGGTATGAGTATATCACTCCTGTACGCTGACGAATTTGCATTTGTGCGACCCACCATTGCTAGAGAGTTTTGGACTTCTATTTCACCAACACTGGCCACAGGTGGTAAGGCCATTATTACATCAACACCAAACTCAGACGAAGATCAGTTTGCCCTGCTGTGGAAAGGTGCCAACAAGACCATGGACGAGCATGGCAACACCACAACACTGGGCATCAATGGATTCCGTGCATTTAGAAGTTATTGGCGAGAGCACCCAGACCGCGGAGATACCTGGGGCGCAGAACAACTGGCACAACTGGGCGAAGATCGATTCCGCCGAGAAATGGACTGTGAATTTGTTATCAATGACGAAACATTGATTGCTCCTACCAAATTGATTGATTTAGAAGGCATAGAGCCCACAAGCCGCACAGGACAAGTGCGCTGGTACAAAAAGCCCAGTCGGGACAAAATGTACATTGTGGCCTTGGATCCCAGTCTGGGCACAGGCGGCGATCCTGCTGCCATACAAGTGTTTGAAGCAGAAACCACAGAGCAAGTGGCCGAGTGGAGACACAACAAAACTGATATTCCCACACAGGTAAAACTTTTGGCTGATATTGTAAAAGAGTTGTACGATGTGGTCAAAGACGATAAAAAGATCTATTACAGTGTGGAAAACAACACCATCGGCGAAGCCGCACTGATCAGTATAAATGAGTACGGAGAAGAAAACATCCGGGGATACTTCCTAAGTGACAACTCAGTGACCGGCAGCACCCGCAAGTTCCGCAAAGGATTCAATACCACAAACAAAGCCAAACTCACTGCGTGTAACAAGTTCAAAATTCTTGTGGAATCTGGGCGTATGAAACTGTACAGCAGACCTTTGATCAGTGAACTTAAAACTTTTGTTGCCAATGGCAGCAGTTATGCCGCTAAACCTGGCGAAACTGATGATCTTGTGATGAGTTCGTTGTTGGTCACACGCATGTTGATGTTGCTACAAACATATCATGCAGAATTAGATACACAAATGAAAGATCACGGCGATAACATTGTTGAACCCATGCCGTTCATATCAATGCTGCGCTAAATACACCACTATGGCAAAAGACGCACTACCTCAAGATTTAGCAGATTTCCTGGTCACAAAAAACTTTGATCCAGAATACTTTGATGAGCAAGGACAGCCCGCAGAAGCAGGTGACGCTAAAACTATCAAATTTGATTATGTTGCTGCCTCGGGCAAAAACTACGGTACCGCAGTGTGCGTGATTGCAGATGATGATTTGAGTTTTTTTTACGGTGACAATCTGGGCCGGGGTATGGAACCTGATGACAAGCAAGAATGGTACGAATTCTTGGAACAACTCAGCAACCAATCTGCTAGTCATTCAGCCACCTGGAGCCCAAAAGATATCAATCAACTCAAACACACCTTGGCCGGCATTGCTGCCATCAAAGAAGGATTGTTCGAAGGCTACTATGGCACCCGGAAAGTCAGTTACATGGGCGAGCAAACTGGTGCCAGACTGATGATTCAACACAATCGGGTGCTGGGTGAAGCAGACAAACGTTTTCGCTATGTTGAAAGTTTGTTTATTGAAACAGCAGATCAAGAACGTTTTCGATTGCCATTCAAAAGTCTAGCAGGCGGTAGAGCCATGTTGGAACATGTACGTTCAGGTGGCAAACCTTACGATGTACGTGGTAATCATATCACAGAAATTGTCGGAGAAATGGCAGTGTTAAGCCGTTTCAATCGTGCGCAACACCGTCGTGTGTTTGAAGGTGTTACACAAGAACTGGTGGAAAGCGCAAGGCAATACTATCACAACTTACAAGAAACAATGAAGCATCTTGGCAGCACTCGTGGCTATCAAGCATACTTTGAATCCTGGGCTCCTGACCAAGTTGGTGAAGCCGAAGCCCTGGTAGAAAATCTACGCGACCTGTTTGTGGAACAAACCCTGGACGCTAGAATTGAAGATGCCTTGCCCACACTGGCCAAGATACAACAACAAGGAAACAACATGAAAGAAGCACAAATTTTTGAAAACTGGATCAACAACCTCAGCGAAGGTACGTGGGCGTTGCCAGAAACTCCCGAGCAAATGGAAAAACTCAATCAACTGATGAGTGCCGAACTCATTGTTGGTCCTGATGCTACCAATGCCACTGAGTTGTTGTATGACATTGTGGGCGATGACGAGTTGTTTGACATCCTGAACGATTTGGCCGAAAAGAGTCAAGGCCGCGCCAACATCTGGGACGACTCAGATGTGCAACGCAGACTGGCCGAACTGGGTGTGCAAACTCCTCAGAGCACTCAAGCAGAACCTGCTGATGTGCCACAAGACACCGCGCCCCCTGTGAAAGAAGCCTTGCCATCAAAACGTGGAGGCCAAGGACGTCTTAGAGATGCACTAGAAGACGATCCAGACATGATGGGATATCATGCTATCGCTGCATTGTATGGACCACAAATGTGGGACAATGATGCCATGGGAGATCTGGTTTATGACCTTGAACAAGCAACCCCAACACCTGAAGAATTAAAATATATTATTGTAAATGCCGAATTACCTGGACGTTTAAAAAGCATTAGATTCACCAACACAGACGATGTTCAATTTGGTCACATGGACGAAGGCGACAACCGGGCTACATTTGTGGAAGATCGTGAATTGGCCGAAATGCTGAAATACGCTGGCGTACCTGTCAAAGAAAGTGTGTTGACAGATTCAACAGGCAGCACACTGGAACACATCAAAGACACATTTCGACGTGACGTCAAAGACTTTACCCAGTCTGGTGAAATGAGCAAACACTTGTACCATGCATTGCATGATTATTACTTTGATGACATGCCATATGGTGCAAAAACTGGTGATGACATAGATCCTCATGAATGGGTAGCAGATCGTTTTGCTCAAGACATTGGGTTAGACGAAGGTTGGAAAGGTGCCCTAGCAGGTGGACTTGCTGGCGCTGGCTTGGGCAGTGTGGTTCCTGGCCTGGGCACATTGGCTGGCGGCATTGCTGGTGCCTATGCAGGGCACAAATTAGGCGACCAAGGATTTAGTGATCCAGACAAAGAATGGAAATCTCCTGAGCCAAAGAAACCAGTCTCCGAAAGTTCATGCAACATGACTGCCGAAGGCTCTTACTGCCCAGAACACGGACTAGCCGAATGTGGCAGCATGTATGAAGATGGTGGCGCAGTGGGCATGCCTTACAGCATGGGCGAAGGCACAGATGATCCAATCAACAGCAACAGTGCAATGACCGGAAGTTATTACGAAGGCAAAGAAACCAAATCACAAGAAGGCGATGCACTTCTGGCAAGAATAAAATCACTGGCTTTGCTCAGATGATATAAATACACTTGACACGTAGACAAGAAGCGCATATACTACTACAGTGTTTGCGCTTTTTTGTTTGTGAGTCACAGGCAACTAAGATCTAAACATTTAGATAGGCAACATAACATAGGCAACTTATCAAGGAGAAAAAACTATGGCATCATTAGCAGAAATCAGAGCAAGACTACAGGCAGCAGAGGGCAACAAAGGTGGGCAATCCACCGGTGGAGACAATTCAATTTATCCACATTGGAACATGGAAGAAGGACAAAGTACCACACTGCGATTCCTTCCCGATGCAAATACAAAAAACACATTTTTCTGGCAAGAACGAGCAATGATTCGTTTGCCTTTCGCTGGCATCCGAGGCGAAGGAGATAGCAAACAAGTGTACGTGCAAGTACCTTGTGTGGAAATGTGGGGCGAAGCATGTCCTATCTTGGCAGAAGTGCGTACCTGGTTCAAGGACAAGAGCCTTGAAGAAATGGGTCGCAAGTACTGGAAGAAACGTTCATACATCTTCCAAGGCTTTGTGCGTGAGAACCCCTTGGCCGAAGACAAGACTCCGGAAAATCCCATCCGACGTTTCATCATTGGACCACAAATCTTTGCCACCATCAAAGGTGCGCTGATGGATCCTGAACTGGAAGAAATGCCCACAGACACCCTGCGTGGGTTGGACTTCCGAGTTAGCAAAACGGCCAAAGGTGGCTTTGCTGACTACAGCACTTCAAAGTGGGCACGTAAGGAATCGGCATTGACCGAAGCCGAACAGGCTGCAATTGCCACACATGGCTTGTTTGACTTGAGCACATTCCTGCCCAAGAAACCCGGCGACGTAGAGTTGAAGGTGATCAAAGAGATGTTTGAGGCCAGTGTGGATGGACAGCCTTACGACACAGAACGTTGGGGTCAGTACTTCCGTCCTGCTGGTGTGCAAGCACCTGGTGGCGCCGGCGCCAGCCATGCTGATGAGGACACACCTGCACCAGCAGCCAAACCTGCGGCAAAGGCAGCACCTGCTCCGGCAGCAGACAACGGCTTTGATGAAGACGACACACCTGCAGCAGCAGCACCAGTGGCCAAGCCTGCAGCCAGTGGACAAAATGCCCAGGACATCCTGGCCATGATCCGTAGCCGTCAAGCCAAGTAATTGACAGTATCACACAGAGGGGCTCTCCCTCTGTGTTCTTTAAAAATAATAGGTGATTCATGGGTAAACCCTTTGACGTTTCAAAATTCCGTAAAGAAATTACAAAATCAATCGATGGATTAAGCATCGGTTTTAATGATCCAACAGACTGGATCTCAACAGGCAACTATGCACTAAACTATTTGATCAGCGGCGACTTTAACCGTGGCATCCCACTGGGCAAGGTCACAGTGTTTGCTGGCGACTCAGGTGCAGGCAAGAGTTACATCTGCTCAGGCAATATTGTGAAGAACGCACAAGAGCAAGGCATCTTTGTGGTGTTGATCGACAGTGAAAACGCACTGGACGAAGACTGGCTCAAAGCACTTGGTGTGGACACCAGTGAAAGCAAATTGCTGAAGTTGAGCATGGCCATGATCGACGATGTGGCAAAGACCATTTCAACATTCATGAGCGACTACAAAGCATTGCCCGAAGGCGAACGTCCCAAGGTCATGTTTGTGATTGACTCACTGGGTATGTTGTTGACCCCCACAGACGTCAACCAGTTTGATGCTGGTGAAATGAAGGGCGACCTGGGCCGTAAACCCAAAGCACTCACTGCCTTGGTGCGTAACTGTGTGAACATGTTTGGTAGTTACAATGTGGGCTTGGTTTGTACCAACCACACATACGCAAGTCAGGACATGTTTGACCCTGATGATAAAATCTCCGGCGGTCAAGGTTTCATTTACGCCAGTTCAATTGTGGTGGCCATGAAGAAGATGAAACTCAAAGAAGACGAGGACGGCAACAAAGTGTCAGACGTCAATGGTATTCGTGCAGGCTGTAAAGTTATGAAAACACGCTATGCCAAACCTTTTGAAGGTGTGCAGGTCAAGATTCCGTACACAACAGGTATGAGCCCTTACAGTGGCTTGGTGGACCTGATTGAGAAAAAAGAGTTGCTCAAACGTGAAGGCAACAGTTTGGTGTTTACCACCAGCGAAGGCGAGATTATCAAGAAGTTCCGCAAAGCCTGGGAAAAGAACGATGATGGTTGCTTGGACAAAGTCATGACGGACTTCAAGAACATCAAGACAGAGGTAAGTACAGCCGACGCAACGGAGGAATAAAAAATGTCAGCAGAAGTAGCAAGCGAAATTTGGGGTGAGTTAAAACGATATGTCAATGTGGTTGATCGACTGGATGCTGCAGAAAGTATTGTGGCCATCCTTATTGATCACGACCATGACGTAGACGAAATACGAGATGCCTTCAAAGGCGATTCAGACATCAAGAAAGCCTTGACTGCATACCTGGACAATGACAAGGATTATGCAGAAGAAGAGGAAGAAGAAGAATTTGATGACGAGGACAACTACAACAAAGAAGATGACTACTAATGTGGTATAGCAAAGTTGTTGCTGATCTCAGCAACATACCTGACTTCATTGCACACTTTGAGTCAGAACTCACAGACGCTAAACGTGACTGCAAGATTGGCGGACTTGTAGAAAAGAATATTACTGCCCTGCCAGGCATAACTGAGCACAGGTTCAACCAACTTCAAGAGATTGAGGCTGTGTTGAACTTTCTCAATATTCAACTGCGCAAGATTCGTACCAGACATTTCAAGAAGTATCTTGAAGGCTATGCTCGTGCGCTCACAGCACGTGATGCTGAAAAGTACGTGGATGGTGAAGAAGAAGTTGTGGACTTTGAAACCATCATCAACGAAGTGGCGCTGCTACGCAATCGTTGGTTGGGTATCATGAAGGGCTTGGATACCAAGCAGTGGCAAATGGGTCACGTGGTTCGACTACGCACAGCAGGCATGGAAGACATCACAGTTTAACATGACCGACGAAGAACGTTGGCAACGAGATTTAGCAGAGATGGAAATCTTTTTTCTCTTGTTCTGCTTCGAAGCCTGGGTGGCATTTTGGTGGTGCGTGGATCATATATAATACTATGAACTCATACATAGACAATCCAGACAAAGGTGCAGATGACTCAGCACAGTGGGCTAGAAAATGGACCACAGACAAATATATTGCCAAACGTCGAGAAAATTTTGAAACAGTTGATGCATATTTGTCCCAACCCGTTGGTAAACTACTAGACATTGGTTGCGGTTTTGCCTGGGAGTCTCGTTGGTTTGGTGAAAAGTATGGCACCGAACTATGGTTATTAGACGGCGATCAACAACAAAACACAAGTAAACCAGAAACAGCATCCTACGGCAATTGGAACTCAACTGCAGACGCCTTGTACTTTTATCACAGTTTTGACTTTTTAGATGCCAAACTTCAGGAACTTGGTACAAAAAACTATCATTTAGTTGATACCAACAACATCAACATTGATGAAGATGTAAAATTTGATGTGATAACTTCTTGGCTCAGTTGCGGACACCACTATCCTGTAAAGACCTACATTGAATTGATGAAGCGACATTCGCACAAAGACACACGAATCATATTGGATATACGATGCAAAGGTACCAACACTAATTTTATAGGTGTGGACGGGTTCGAAATTGTCAATGTGGTGTCAGCCGCTGGCGGCAAAAAACGAGCCACAGCGGAAATAAAACTAACTTAAAATGACAGATGAAGAGCGCTGGCAGCAAGATTTAGCAGAAATGGAAATCTTTCTGCTACTGTTCTTTTTTGAAGCCTGGGTGGCTTTTTGGTGGTGTGTGCATCATGTCAGTTAAATACCCGCATGAAAATAGTAATTGTCACAGGCGGGTTTGACCCGCTACATTCCGGGCACATTGCCTACTTTGAAGCAGCCCGAGCCTTGGGCGACAGACTGGTGGTGGGTATTAACTCAGACGCATGGCTCACACGCAAAAAAGGTCGACCGTTCATGCCCATGAGTGAACGCAGAGCCATCATTGAAAATTTACGTATGGTAGACAAGGTAATTGAATTCGATGATGCCGACAACACATCCATAGATGCCATACGTGTGGCTCGAGCACATTACACTGTGCCCAGAACCAAATTTATATTTGCCAATGGTGGTGATCGCACTGCTGTCAACTGCCCTGAAATGGTATTTGACGATGTGGACTTTCAATTTGGCGTAGGTGGTGAGAACAAAATGAATTCAAGTTCATGGATTCTCACAGAATGGAAAACACCCCGGACTGATCGAGCCTGGGGATACTATCGTGTGTTACATGAAGTAGGCGCCAATACCAAACTCAAAGAACTAACTGTGATGCCTAAAACATGCTTGAGCATGCAACGACACGACAGTCGCGCAGAGTTTTGGTTTGTGGCCGAAGGTCAAGCCACAGTGTACACCTTGGACGAGGCCAGCACTGATCAAGAAGTCAAATGCCAATTGACCATGCATGAGCATACATTTATCAAGGTCAATGAATGGCATCAGTTGTGCAATGAAACTGATCAACCGCTAAAGTTGATTGAAATACAATACGGCGACCGCTGTGTTGAAGAAGATATTGAGCGTAAGAAATGAAACCAATTCCTGTGTTTGTAGGATACGATCCTAGAGAAGCCATTGCATATCATACATGTGTAAACTCAATCATTAGACATGCCAGTCAGCCAGTGGCAATCGTTCCTGTGGCTTTGAACTTGTTCCGAGACTATGATGAAACACACACCGATGGCAGCAATCAATTTATCTACAGTCGTTTTCTTGTGCCACACTTGATGGACTATCGAGGTTGGGCCA